ATTCCCAGATGGTGTGATGTGTTCTACGGCTACGGCGACGGCTCCGGCGACGGCGACGGCGACGGCGACGGCTACGGCTCCGGCTACGGCTACGGCGACGGCTCCGGCTACGGCTACGGCTCCGGCTCCGGCTACGGCTACGGCGACGGCGCCGGCTCCGGCTACGGCTACGGCTACGGCTACGGCTACGGCTACGGCTACGGCTACGGCTCCGGCGACGGCGACGGCTCCGGCGACGGCGACGGCTACGGCTCCGGCTACGGCGACGGCTACGGCTCCGGCTACGGCTCCGGCTACGGCTCCGGCTCCGGCGACGGCGACGGCGACGGCTACGGCTCCGGCGACGGCTATTGGTTATCCGTCCTTGCGGACGCGATAACCAAATGGACACAGGAACAGAAAGCGCGCTGGTTGGAACTAATCTTATCCGATTCATTCTTAGCCTTCTGGAAATCCAGCGGAGACGGGCTTCCATCAAACGGAGGATCAGCAAAAGAAAAAGCCAAATCTGGCTTGATCCAAGAGATAAACGGTCCTCTTAAGCTATGTGGACCCAAGGCCTTACACGCCACACTTGCGCCAGAAAAATGGCAGGGTGAACGCCTTTGGGTTGTAGCTCTCCATGGAGAAGTTCAGCACCAATCGGACAAGTGCGGAGCCCTCAAGCGTGAGATAATCGGCGAAGTTTTTATGGGCCAAAAAGAAAAGTCTTGATCCGTACCCGAATAGGGCGTAAGATTGAGCAGTTTTTGCTGTACAATAATAGGTGACGGCCTGATCTCCGTCATTGGATTCCTGGAAGCCGTTGGTGACTCGACCCGCCAGCGGCAACCGGGATGAAAGAAAGGTCGAGAACATTGAAACCTCGCTCCGCATCGCGGACCCCTCGCACAGATTCAAAGATTGACCGCTTACTCTCCTGGCTCCGTTCCTTCGGTAGCCGCATCTTCCTAAAGCTCCAAACTATGGCCGATCACTTCGATTGCAGCGTGATCACGATCCGCCGTCTGCTGGCCGAAGCCAAGAGGCAAATGCGCATTGATTGGGATCGCCGAGGTCCTACTTCGTGCCTTTACCGTCTACTATTTAGGCCGATGGAACACTCATTGGAACACTCATTGGAACACTCAAGCCAGCGTGGTCCTTATATGAGTTCTGAAGAGCGTATGAAGAGGAAGGCAAGCCCCCCAGAGAAAAAACCGCCCGAAAAAGAGTACAACCCCCGGCTTGCGATCAAGCTGTACGAGCAGGGTATGCCCTGGGACATGGCAAAGGCGGCAGCTTATGATTGATAAACCCACCGCGAAGGCCCTCGCCACGCGATTCTCGGGTCTAAAATGGTATCCTCGCGAGGCACCCGAGGCTCTGGCAGAGATTTGCCGCATCTTACAGACGGCGGAAAGTGAGATTGTTGCCACCTACGTCGTTAATGGCTGGATCGACGATCACGACGAGTGTCCCACGCCTGCACAGCTTCGCAAGATGATCGTAGCGGCAAACAACAAGCGGCAAAAGGAAGTTTCACACTGCTCCATCTGTGACGGAACAGGCCAACAGGTCGTGTGGATACTAGTCACATACAACGGGCGCAGTCTGACGGTAAAGAAGCAGGAGATTCTCAAGGACTTCAATGACGAGAAGGCGAAAGAGTTCGGCAAGTCGCTGCGCTGGGAAGACGGCACAGACGGCCCGTTCATGGGAGACAATCAGCAGATCGTAACCGGAGCTCGACTATGCGCCTGCAAGAAGGGATTGGTGCAGCAGTATGACGAGGACTGAACGGGAATTGCAGCGGATCGAGAATCGCAAAAGTCTAGCACGAACGCTCGGTCTGGAAATTAAACAGGACGAGCCCATCGAGATACGCGCAACGGCAAAGCGGACACCGGAGCAGCATCAGCGAGAGGTTGACGAACTAGCCGCCGTTTTACGGAAGCAGTGGCCGACATGTTCTGAAAAGTTGATGTAATGCGGCGGATTCATGATGAGGACTGGATAAGGAGGGGCTCATGACTTGGTGCGGTTGTCCAAAATGCGGCGGTGAACCAAGGGTTATCCGAGAAACTTTCGAGGGGTGCATCATGTCCTGCACGAATTGCGATTGGTTTGGCTGGTTCTCGGAATGTTGGAAAGAGGACGAATAATGGCCAGCAGACAGCATAACTTCCCGCCTCCAGATGCGCCAGACTGCACGCTTTGCCGTGACGAAGGTTTTAACAACCACACCGGGCAATGGGCGTTCTGCTTATGCCCAGCAGGGCAGGCGGCAAAGAAGAAAGACCCATCGGCTTGCGATGATATGAACTTTTCTCTGAAGAAAATGGAGGACCATACGAAGTGACGCCAGACGAAGAATTGCTCAAGCGCGTGTTGGACAATGCTGCCGCTAGGCGCAAGGAGTCTCACCGTGGCGGCCGGCCACCACAACCAAAAAGGCCAGAGCAAGAGGAGCTGTGGGAGATTCGCAGGAGAATTTACCTGATCGAAAGCGGGAAGGTAGAGGGCGGCGAGTACGAACTAATTTCTTTGGCACAGCGCGAACATAATTTGCTTGCAAGTTCGTCGCGCTAGAGGTATAATGTTTCTTACATGAAACTGAGCGAGGTTCTGAGAGAGTGGCGCTGGGCTAAGAAGATCAACATTCGCACCGCGGCTAAGGATTTTGGCATATCGGCGGCGACTCTTTCTAGGATCGAGCGCGGGAACGATGTTGAAGGGAACGTTCTGGCCAAGATATTGCGATGGCTTTTGGAGGCGAAGTGATGGCGGAACAAGTGGGAATGACGGACGAACTGCGGGCGGCGGCGATTGAGTTGGAGCCGGTTCCTGAATTGCCTAACCATTACTGTCACCTGCAAAGTTCGCCAAAGGGATTCTGGACATTAGGCCCAGTGAAGCACGGCGGCATGGCGTGGTATGTAAACGAAGCCGCCGTAAAACTTGCATTATTCCCCCGCCTCCGCTCCGAGAACGCGAAGCAGGCGGCGTCGAACAAGGGACTGCGGTTGCGTATTCATATGCTCGAAAAGCATAACCAGCACTTTGAGCGATGCGAGAGCGGCTGGTGCAATCCTTCAGAACAAGGCAGGCCGGGAGATGACCCAGCAACCGAAATATGGGCCGGATATAGCGCGGAGCCCTCCGAAGAGTGCGCGGCCCCGGCTGCGAGGATCGAATAGCGAAATGAGCGCGATATTTTGGCCTCGGGCGGTATTGGTTTGCAAGGCGGCGAAGGTGGCTAGACAGGGGAGGGTGTAGCGATGAAATGGCTGAAGCGGTTATTTACTCCTAGCCAATCCAAGATTTCTATGGTGTTCGGTTCCGTTAAGACGCACACGCAGGAGCCTTGGGTAAAGCTATCTCCTGAAACTGAATGGGCCTCTACGCTTGCGATCTATGACGATGTCGATTTTGCTATGAGCCTAGGTGCAATGTATGTCGTACTGGACTATCTGGAGAACGAAGAGGGGCGCATAGAGTCGCAGTATCGAGAGATTGATGGACGGCAACGGCGGTATGTCCGCGTCAAGGCTACGAAGTGAAGATCCTGCTAATCGCACTGTCTCTATTGAGCGTTGCGAGATGCCAAGTTTTAGTGCGCGTGGACCTAAGTCCGTCCAAAGCGTCTGCCCCTATAGTCGGGCGGGGAGTCTCCTCGTACGAGTGGGATTTATTAATCTGTCCGGCTGGGCCGCTTCCTGTTCAGTGGGACGAAGTGCGCTTGGAGTTTCCCGAGATACGGTTCTACTCACGCATCAAGCAAGACGCTGTTTTGGCAGAGCGCATCGCGGAAACTCCAACCGCTCGGTTTGTAAAGTGGGGCGGAAGATTTACGGAGTTCGCCGGCGTCGGCGTGCAGATCGAGACGGCGTTGAAGAAGTCCCCCGCTCAGTGGGGGAACGGAATGACGGCGATCGGGCTAGGGATGCAGTTGGGTGTTGCGTGGGCCAAGAAGGATGTGCCGCAGTATGCGATCAGCAACCCAGTGCCGGATGTGCTGGACTTGAAGAAGTGCGCGGACTTTACCAATCTTGCGGCTTTCGGCAAGGCGGCGGTGAGCATCGGGCCGAGGTTGGTAAGACCCATCCAGAGTGGAGTTACTGGGAAATGAGCGACAATTTAAAGCTGTGCCCCTTCTGTGGAGACTCTCCTATTATTAGCCTAATTCCCAATGGTTGGGTGGTGATCTGTCAAGGATGCGGAGGGGAAGGCCCTAAACGCAGCGAAAGGAAGAGGGCCGCTGCTGAATGGAATAAGCGATCGGCTATCGAGGCCGACAAAGGAGCAAAATAATGGCATTCTGTATACCAAACGTACAGCAGATCAAGGCCATGGCGGACGATGAACTGCAAAAGTTTCTCGACTCACTGAAGGCCGACGAAATGACGGCGCTGGATTACATCAAGGCGCTGCTCGAATCAAAGAAGGTAGTGATTACTTTGGAGCCAAAGCAATGATGAAACTGAGTGAGGCTATTCGGCTGGGCGCGATGCTCAGGCCGCAGGGATTTCATAATTATTTCTATCACGATGGTTCCGGTTCTTGTGCTCTGGGGTCCGCTGCTGAAGCTGCTGGCCTGTTCAATGCGGATAACTTTGAAGAGCATGTAAATAAAAGCCAAACGCTAACATCGGCATTCCCATTGTTACCCCAATTTGTCCCCCATCCCCACTCTGCCTTTAGAGGACGAAGGATGTCGCTAGATACTATTGTTCCGTGTCTTAACGACAATGGCTGGACCCGCGAACGCATCGCAGACTGGGTGCAGACCATCGAGGACTCCCTTCCACAGACTCCCGAACGAGCAGAGCCCGTCCAAGACGCAACGCTGACGGAGGCCGAGACGAAATGAAAGGCGTATGTGGTGCGTTGATTCAAAAGCCTGACGGCAGCATAGCGACCTGCGACGGAAAACTAAAGGAGCGGTCGATATATGAACCGTTCACATTCAGCACTCCGATTGGACCCGGCTCAAGAGCAACAATATTTTCATATGTGGCGTGTGTTCGGTGCCGCAGGATGTACGAACCGGGAGTTGCGGAGGAGGATAGATGAGCGATAAATCAGCCTCAGGCAGCATCCCGGATTCGCCCGAACCTGGGCAAGTTCGACAGCCGACCGAAGGTTGGGGAAAGCTTACCAACGCCAAACTGTGGCACTACTTCCAGCCGAACGGGCGCTCGTTATGCGGCAGGTGGCTATCCTTGGGAGACCCAATTTGGGATACGTCCGACATCCCAGTAGAAAAGTGTGGCTCCGATAGCTGCAAGGGGTGCCACGCCAAACTTATCAAGCGTTCGGCTCCCGAGCCCTCCTCAGTCGGCACCGAAGCGCAGAACGAGGGCAATAAATCATGATCAAGTTCACGGCCACACGAGAAAACGGGAGAACGATGGTTGGGTTGGGGATCAGCGAGGGGAACGTTGAGCGACTTCGGCAGGGTAAGCCCATTCATTTGCATTTGGAGGAGTTGAACCTGCCGTACAAAATTGACCTGATGATCATGTATGGTGAGACGGAGCAGGCGTTAGCCGATTCTTTGAAGGAGTTTATCGGGCCGCAGACGATCATTAATCGTGACAATAAGGAGCAATAAACATGCAAGAACAGAAATACAGCGAACTGGAAGACCGCGCATCGAGTTTTGGAGAGCGGGATCTTATCAAAAACTTGGAAGCGCGTGCGCGGGTTCATGCTGAAATTGAAGCCATGCGATCCGAGGGAAAGGCTCTAACACTCACCGCTGAAGAGATTTCCATGCTGGAATCCTTCCGCCGATTCAAATTGCGAATGCGGAAAAATGGCGAGGTTTTCACATGGCAGTCCGCGATGCCAGAGGGCGTGCAGATCGTGGAGGAAACGGCTCAGATAGTGCACCCAAACGAGGGCGCATGACCGACACAGAGTACGTAGAACAAGCCCGTCAAACCCCCATGGGGCATCCAAACGCAGCCCCAGAATGGCGGGGGCATGGCTGGATAACTGGAACTGCCGACATTGACGCTCTGAATGGCCAAGCATGGCGCGAAGAAATTCAACCGACCGAAAAGGAGACTATCTAAAAATGAGCACCAACGGCCCGAACGCTTTGACCGATCAGATTTACCGCGATTCTCTTGACCCGGCGCGACTCGCGCTCATCGTAGGAGATCCTGCTGGGCAGTTCCCCGGAATCCCCTATGCTTGGCTGACGAATCCCGGTTATAAGGGCTATTCGAAGGACTCGCAAGCGGCTGGCGACTCCATGTTGCGAAAGGCGCAGTTAACCGGACTGCCCATCGACTATCAGACGATGATCGACGGCTGGTCCGCGCCGATGGTGATGCTGATCCGCGAGAACAACCATTACCCCTACGTCCCGCCGTATGGTGCGGCTAATATCAACATTGCTCCCGGCCTCTCATATCCGTTCGCCGAGTCGAATTACCCCGCCTCTATGCCCGCTGGCTGGATCAAGGTATCTACGGACGCCGCCGATTACCCAACATGGGCCTCGCAACATGTTCCGCCGCCGCCCGCTCCTGTCGTGTGGATGCCGGATTTTAGCGTCACATTAAGTTGGACCGATCAGCCGCACTTTGATCCGGCCGTGGGAACCATCGTGACAGGCAAGACGATGTATTTCTTCGGCATCCGGCCGGGGCAGAGTCCGAACATCGGACAGACTTGCAAAGTAGGGGTGTCGAGCTTCACTTGCTCGTATTATCCGAATCCTGAGGCCATCGGCGGCCCGGTCAAGATGTGGCTGCTGACGGCGTAAATTTCAAAGGAGAAACAAATGAACAAAGACAAGCTGATCAAGGCAAAAGCGGACTTGGACGAAGCCAATGGGCTAGCTCAGAGTGCTATAAATGGGCTATCTGGCGTGCTTCCCGCAGACGTTTATAAACCGTTCTATGATGTACTGACATCGCTCCAGCCAGGGACAGCTGGGCCGGGGACAATCAACACGCTGTCGAGGAAGCTGCAAGAGCTGATCGACTCGACGCCGAATGGGGAGTAGTGGATGTCTCCACAAAAAATAGCATATGTGTGCCACGAGGCGAACAAGGCCTATTGCGAAATGATCGGCGATTTAACCCAAAAGAGTTGGGATAATGCCGAAACATGGCAGCGCGAATCGGCAATCAAGGGCGTCGAGTTCGCCATTGCTAATCCCGATGCGCCTGCATCCGCACAGCATGACGCTTGGCTGAAGGATAAGGAAGCGGATGGCTGGGTCTATGGAGATGTGAAGGACCCAGCAAAGAAGCAGCATCCATGTATGGTGTCTTATGACAACCTGCCCGTCGAGCAACGCCTCAAGGACAGTCTGTTCAAGGCTGTCGTCAAGGGCTTAACGGCGGTAGAATAACCCCATGCGAACCATCCTCTTCACCCTTCTCGCGACGATGCTGCTCGCCGCGCCGATCCACTCCCAGCGGGACATCAACCCCTGCGGTAACAACTGGCCTTCGGTTTCGCCGTGTCCGGGGAGCGGGCAGTAGCCGAAAATGGACCACGTAGCGGTTGGAGCTACTAAGACGCAGGTAAACGGGAGTACGGCACGTGACGGAAACCGGAAGTACGGCGAGAGCCATGGTTCGATCCCATGGTGGTCCAGTTTTGCATTTATTGCGCTCTCACTATCCTGTGGGTGGGCGCAGGTCCCCAACATCACGATTGCGGCCGGCAGTCCAACAGATCAGTACTTTTCAGGCGGAATTGGCGCATGGGCTGTCCCACTGCCAGCGCCGTTGTCGTTCCTGCGATATTCTCAACCCACTGACCCAAAATGTCCGAGCTGCATTCGCTATGACATTCCCCTGCCGCGTGGCGTTTATGCGATCGACATAACGCTAGTCGAGCCAAACAAGACCGCGGCAGGCCAGCGAATCATGAACATCACAGCGAACGGGCAAACCACAGCCAACATCGACGTATTCGCAGCGACAGGCGGAATTAACGTGCCGTACAACGTTCCGCTAATGGCGCTGGTGGGCGCGGGCTTCCTGCATCTACAGTTCAATGCCGTCGTCGGAAACGCAATCGTGAGCAAGATAGCGGTGGCGCCATACCCGCCAGTGATCGTAACATCCTGGGAGACGTGCTCGGGTGCGCCGATCGGTTCTGACTGCTCGGGGATTGAGCGGATCACGATTCAAAAGGCCGATGGTAGTACAGTAGTACGACTGGCAGAGGACGTCACAATAACTGCGCAAAATGTAATTTGGAAACCAGTCACTCCGTGATAGAATTGCGCTGTGGCTTGCAAGTACTGCACCCAGAAACTTTTTGACAAACTCGACAGCATTGAAGCAAAACTCACGAAAATAGGAGACAAAATGGCAGCATTAGACGATCAAATCACAGCACTTACTGCGCAGGTCGCGCAAAACACCACCGTTGAGAAATCGGCGCTGGCACTCATCAATGGATTCGCTGCGCAACTCGCCGCCGCTATTGCTGCTGCGCAGGCTGCGGGCGCAACCACAGCGCAACTGAAGGCCCTCAGCGATCTGGGAACCAGTCTCAAATCGAGCGATGACGAATTGGCCGCCGCAGTTGCAGCCAACACGCCGGCCGCACCGCCAAACCCTTCCGTCCCGTAAGGATAACCAATGCAATCAATCACGCTCACCGACACGCAATCAGTAATCGTCACGGCAAACCCAGTTGACGCAGAGGGCGCGCCTGGCGTTCTCTTAGCAGGCGCAGGAGACACCCCGCCGTCTTCCAGTGATCCCGCAGTGGCTACGGTATCAGAAGATCCTGCCAATCATCTAAGCCTGAAGGTGGTTGCGGTAGCTCCAGGGACGACCATTGTCACTGGAAGGGGTGCATCGCCCAGCGGCGCCGTATTCTCAGATCCTTTTCAGGTCACGGTAACGGGTGGGCCGGCCGTGGGTTTTAACTATACTTTCGGAACGCCGTTCACGACGCCCACGGCTCCGTGAAACGAACAATAAGGCGTGCTAATCTAAGTCATGGAACAGAATTGCGCTCGACGTTTCCAATCGGGTGAGCGATTCAAAGGCGCCACGGCTCGGAAGGCTGGGCGCCTTTCTTCATTTGCAGGAACCCATGATAGACTGTAACCCATAGAGAATGCAGTGCACGGCCAAAAGCAGTCGTACTGGGAAACCTTGCCAGCGACCTGCGATCCTGGGTGGTAATGTTTGCCGAAGTCATGGCGGTGCGGCTCCGCAAGTAAAGGCTTCCGCGGCGCAGCGTCTTGCGGCTTTGGTCGACCCGGCACTTGGCGTTCTCGCGGCAAACATGAAGGACCGTAGAAAGAACCCTGCCGTCGCGCAGCGCGCCGCGGAAGACGTTCTCGATCGAGCGGTTGGGAGAACGCCAGAAACAATCAAACTGGTAGGCAGCGGAGAAAACGGACAGATTCAGGTGGAAGACGTTGCAGTCGCAGAACTTATCCGTAGAGACATTGCTCGCATTAGAGCCCGAAGCGGTCAGGGAAGAGATTCTTAGCCGCTATTCTGAGGCTCAACTGAAAGAGCTTCGTTACGATTGGGATGGCTACAAGGCTCGTCCTAATCAGGTAATTCCGCCTGGCTCGTGGAGATTGTGGCTGATTCAGGCTGGCCGCGGCTGGGGAAAGACGCGCACTGGTGCCGAAGCTGTTCGCAAGTGGGTTAAGCAGGGGTATCGGCGCATCCACCTTGTCGGCGCCACAGCCGGCGACACGCGCGACGTTATGGTTCAGGGCGAATCAGGGCTACTGAACTGCTTTCCGTCGCATCTAAGACCCGTTTACGAACCATCAAAGCGGCTGATCACGTTCTACACGGGCGCAGTGGCCTATCTGTTCAGCGCTGACGAACCAGAGCGACTCCGCGGCCCGCAATGCGAATGCTTCTGGGCAGATGAGATTGCGGCTTGGCGCTTCGGGCAGGACGCTTGGGATAACCTGATGTTCGGATTCCGGCTCGGGAACGATCCGCGCGGCGTAATCACGACCACACCGAAGCCGATTCAATTACTGAAGGACATCATCAAAGACCCGAATACGTTCGTCACTCGATCATCAAGCTATGATAACCGCGTCAATCTGGCGCCCGCGTTCTTCGATTCGATCATTCGAAAGTATGAAGGAACGCGCCTCGGCCGGCAGGAACTCGAGGCGGAACTGCTCGAAGATATCCCAGGTGCGCTATGGACGCGGGGAGTAATCGACGCCTATCGCATAAAGCTTGGCGAGGTTCGCTGGGACCTGCTAACGCGCATCGTAGTGGCGATCGATCCAGCGGTAACGACCGGGGAAGACTCGGACGACACCGGCATTATCGTTGCCGGCCTAACGGTGAGCCAGCATATTGTGGTAATCGAGGACCTGACATGCAAGGAATCGCCTTTAGGCTGGGCACGCATCGCGGTGGCAGCGTTCAAAAAGTACCGCGCTGACCGAATCGTGGGCGAAGTAAACAACGGCGGCGACCTCGTTGAAGCGAACATTCGAGCCGTGGCGCCCGAGATTTCCTTCCGTGCGGTGCGTGCGTCCCGCGGCAAGGCTGTGCGCGCCGAGCCAGTAGCAGCGCTTTACGAGCAGGGCCGGGTGCATCACGTTGGCTCAATGGTGGAGCTAGAAGACCAGCTATGCGCGTGGACTCCGCAGGGAAACGAGAAGTCGCCAGATCGCATGGACGCGCTTGTGTGGGCCATCACGGAATTACTAATCGATCAGGAGACGCAGAGCTTCACTTATCTGCGGGACATCGAGCAAATATCACCGTACTAGTCACATTGAACCTTGCCACGTACAAGAGAGTCTGCTAGTGTTCAGGAAATGAGAAATCCGTACGGCCCAGATAGGAAGCAATGTCGCGCATGTAGCGCCATTCTTCCCGTCGCGGATTTTTGGCCACTCACGGCTGTTTGTAAGAAGTGTAGGAAGCTCAAGCAAGACGTGATAAACGCTCGCAATCGGGAAAGCTTAAACGCGAGCAGTCGAGCCTATTATCAACGAAATAAACAGTCGGTTATGGCAAATCAGCGCAGGGCTATGGCTGCTCGCCCATTTGTTAAACGAGCACAGAAAAAAGTGCTTCGGGCAATTAAATCAGGCAGGCTTACACCCAAGCCGTGCGAGAGATGCGGATCAACATGGAAGATCCATGTTGATCACCCCGATTATTCAAAACCGTTAGAGGTTGTCTGGCTGTGTCCAAAGTGCCATCGACAGGAGCATCGAAGTGCATCCTAGGGTTCTGGCAATCTGCCTCACGGCTAATCGCGTGGAAATGACTCGCAGGGCTGTTGCCTCCTTCGTCAGCCAGACATATCAAAACAAGAAAATGCTTATTTGGGATAGCGGAGAGTTGAGTTGCGATTTTGGCCAGCCAGGTGTTGTGCATGTTCCCGCGCCGCAGGGGTTAACTATCGGCAGTCTGAGAAATGCCGCTCTTTCGTTTTGGACTGAATACGATATTGCTATAACATTCGACTCCGATGACTGGAGTCATGCGAACAGGATAAGCGAGCAGGTTGCTTATCTTCAAAGCAGTGGGGCTGATTGCGTCGGATTCGACGAGCTGCTTTTTTGGCTAACGTGTGAAGTTTGCGACAACGGCAAGCAAAACATTCTGCCGCGCTGCCCCGCTTGCGGCATCTCCTACGATCCATTTCGCGAATCAAACGGCGAAGCGTGGCTCTACTCACACAACCGCGTCCCGAACAGGCACGCACCGGGCACATCGTTCTGCTACTGGCGCAAGTTCTGGGAGCGTAACCCGTTCAAGGATCTGCCAAAGAACAATGAGTCGACGGGTGAGGACGTGCCATTCTTGGACAATGCGAAATTGGCGACGCGCTCGGCGATGTTCAATCCAATGCCGAACGATTTAGCGGGGCAGGTAAAATGGGTGCATGATCCAGCGCCAAACTTTGAGCCGCGCATGATCTGCTCGATTCATGGAGGAAACACCATGCACTACGATCAAATCGAGAAAAAGTCGCAGAACTGGCGGCGGGCTCCTGAGTTCGACAAGTATTGCAGAAAGGTAATGGCGCTGTAATGTCGGTCTGGTTTGTGCTGCCGTCTGCGCGGCCCGTCAATGAGGCTGCTCCCGTTATCGCTCAATGGAAGGCGCAGGGCTACAGAATAGCCCTATGGCGCAACGATGACGCATATCATGCCGACTTCGGGTTAGAGGGTGGCGACCATAGCGATAAGGTAGTCAGCCCCGGTTATTATCCCGGATATGCCACGGTCGTTAATGAGCTCGCTAAGATCGTTTTGAAAGACGATCCTGAATGTGATTGGATCGTGTGTGCCGGGGATGACACGCTTCCTGATCCAAACAAGCGAGCGGATGAAATAGCGGCTGAATGCTCGAAGTACTTTAGATATAAAACACCGCCGCCTGAAGGTCTACAAGCGGATCAGCAATACGATTGGAGGGTGGCGCACAAAACCTTCGGAGTAATGCAACCGACCGGCGATCCCTGGGAAGACTCACACCCAGGAGAGAAGCGGCTCATCCGGCGCGTGGCTGGTTCGCCGTGGCTGGGTCGCGCTTGGTGTGAGCGTGCGAATCAAGGCAAAGGCCCGCTGTGGCCAGAGTACACGCATCAATTCGTTGATGAAGAACTTCAGAACGTCGCTATTAAGCTCGGAGTATTCTGGCAGCGCGAAGACCTCACGCACCTGCATCAACATTGGGGAAGACCTAAGCCTGGAGAGCTCATGGGGCACTCGCGAAACATGCCCGAGTTCCTTAAAGAAGCCAACTCGGAGGAGCACTGGAATAAGTTCAAGGCTCTGTTTGAGAGCCGGAAGGCGGCGGGTTTCCCTGGCCATGAACCGCTTTAGCTTTTCTACTTTCGTAATGAACCGACCTGCTGAGCAGCCAGACTGGACGCCACCCCGCACCGGCCTGGCACGCACCAACCACGATAGCTGTATCGTTGGCTGCGGCATCGGCCTGCACTACCGCAAGGCGCTACGCTCCACGGTAAATCACTGCGAAGTGTACTGCCCCGAAGCATGGAAGCTCTGGTATGACGATTATCCGATCGGCTGCCCAACGCATCGCGATAATCCGTACGCCTTCAAGATATTCGCTTTGCAACGCGTAATCGACGCAGGATTCCGCTACGTTCTGTGGATGGATACGAGCTTTCAGCCAATCGGATCAATAGAACCTCTGTGGAAGCACATCGAGGAGCACGGCTGGTTCGCGGCGAAGCAGGGCGATTCAATGCTGGGCGAGTGGATCAGCGATCATGCACTGGGATTGTGCAGCGGCGCCCGCGATGAATTGATGAACGTCCCTCTGGTTTACACCGGCATCGTTGGATTGGATTTGGGAAACGCGGTTACTCGCCGGCTGATCTGGGAGCCTTGGAAAGAAGCAATGCAGCTAGGTGTGTTCCGCGGCGCCCACTTCAATGCACCGATCGGCGAGCAATGGGAAGCGGGTCACAAATGGCACGGCTGGTGCTCGGAAGATTCACGATGCAAGGGCCATCGGCATGATGAAGCGGCGCTATCGTACATCCTGCACGCGGGCGGCTACAAAGTTGAGGCTAGCCCGTTCTTGACGCTGGAGAACGAGAAGGGGTTTATCGGCCACATGGTTCCTGATTACGACGTGGTGAAGCTTCGCGAAGCCACGCTCAACTTGGCATCGTGGGTTGACGGTGACTTTGGCTATAAAAACCAAGAGAGCGTGAGGGATCTGTGCCTGTAAGCGACCTCCATTCCTTTTCCGACATCGCCATCGAGATTCAGCGCATCGCTCCGCGCTCCGTGCTCGATTTGGGCGTCGGCTACGGCCTTTACGGTGCACTCTGCCGGCAGATCATGGACGGCCAGAACGGGCGTTGCCATCCGGCGAAGTGGAAAGGTGTACTTCGTGGCGTGGAGGCGTGGAAGGATTACCAGAACCCATGCTGGGAAGCGTACAACGCTGTGCAGATCGCGGAAATAAAAGGCCGATGGGTTGGCTACGATCTAGTTCTTATGATCGATGTTCTTGAGCATTTCGATATGCAGCGCGGCCGAGAAGTTCTGCGTGAGGCGGTAATGGGAAACAAGCACGTAATCGTCTCGGTACCCAATGGATTGATGGAGCAAGGCGCAGCGTTCGGGAACCCGTACGAAACGCACAGACACACATTCCATGGCATGGAAGAATTTAAGGACTACAATTTCAAGCTGATCCACCAGAGTGTATGTACGGTGGTGTCGATTGAGGGGATGAAGAAATGATTTACCGCTCGAACCTGACGTGTCCCGACCTCACGAGTCACTTCAAGCATCTGAGCGTTCGCCCGATGCCGCACAGCTTCGGGCATGACGTACCGAGCGACTGGGCTGATAAGGCTGTCGATGATCCGGTATTTGGGCTGTACAAGAACTGCGGCATGTGGACGCACGATGAGGCGGCGATTCTGTACAACGTGGCGCGAGAAACCAATGGCCAGTGGCTAGACGTGGGCTCGCATACTGGATGGACCACGCGGCACATAATGGCCGGAACGCTGCATCTAGTGCACATGGTCGATCCAATGTACGGGCTACCGGAATTTACGGACCGCATGTACGATAACGTGTTTAGGTCTGCTGATCCGAAGTGGCTCGGATCAGCACAATGCTTTGGCAGCATCCCATGCGGAATCCCTAGCGATGTTTTTTGGGAGCATTTTACCGACTTCGGATTAGACGAGGCTGGTAATAGGGTTTGTCCAAATACCTTCGCTGGAATCTGCATCGACGGCGACCACGAACCAGGCGCACCACTTCAGGACGCCATGAACGCAGCAAAGCACCTTGCGGATACGGGCGTGATTATCTTTCACGACTTCATCGGCGCACCAGTGCGCGAGGGCGTACGGTATCTCATGGAACTGGGGTTCCATTGTCGTGTGTTTCAGACCCCGCATATGATAGGGCTGTGCTGGCGTGGCGACTTTGTTCCACCCGATCACGTGCCCGACCCGCAGTTGGTGGAGCAGTTGAAGCCGCACATTGCGGCGATGACAGACTTCCCGTTCGAAAGGTGTGAATGACGAATTATTCTCAGTACGATGAGCAGGAGCACATCCTGAAAGCGTTTCCCGACAAGAAAGACGGACGCTTTTTAGAGATTGGCTCCTGGCACCCGACAGACAAATCCAACGTGCGTGCGCTATTCGAGCTCGGATGGTCTGGCGTCTGCATCGAGCCTTCACCGGGGCCGCTGCTCAATCTGCTGAACGAGTACGGCGATGAGCCGCGCATCGCGCTTGTCGCGGCAGCGGTGGGCGTGGAACCCGGCATGGTTCACATGCACGTGACTGACGACGCTGTTTCATCCTCTGATCGCCAGCAGTACGATACGTGGAAGGAAATCACGAAGTTTCGCGGCATGCTTCACGTGCCGGTGATCACTTGGCACGATATTACGAATCGGTGGGGCGGGTTCAATTTTGTCAGTCTGGATGCGGAGGGTACTTCTGCGGAGCTATTTTTAGCTCTTTTGGCGGCCGGACTTCAGCCAGACTGTATTTGCGTCGAGCATGATAATCGGCTCGAAGAACTTTGTTCTGCCGCTACGCCGCTCCATTATAACTTGACATACGCCAACGGGACGAACGCAATTTTCGTCAGGAAATAAACGATGGGCTGGCCAATAAAGGGTAGACCTACTCACGGACAGGCTGGGACCAGAGTTCACCGTATCTGGAAGAACATGAAAAACCGTTGCCTAAATCCGCGTGGTCAGGATTATAGATATTACGGAGGACGCGGCATCACGGTTTGCGAGAGATGGCGCAAGTTCGAAAACTTTCTTGCGGACATGGGGCAACCGCCAGCGGGAATGTCTATTGAGCGCCTCGACAACGATGGCAACTACGAACCGGGCAATTGCAAGTGGGCTACCATCCTTGAACAGGCCAGGAATCGTAGGCCATGTCGGCTGACATGCGAGTGTGGACGATGCAGAAAGTGCAGAGTGCGTGAGAGAAATCGTGAGAGGAAAAAGGAAATAGCAGCCGGAACGTACGTTGCTCCTGTCATGTGCGGGTGTGGAATTTGCAGAACTTGTTATGCGCGCGAATGGGCGCGCAGGAAGAGACAAAAATCAGCATGAGAGCCATTATTTCAGTAGCAACCGGATCGTACGTGCGCGGGCTTGATCGCCTGACGGAGTGGTGCGCTTTGAACGGCGTCGATTACGTGACGTTCCGCGACCGTCTGCCGGAAGGCTCACCGACTCACCAGGACGTGCCGTATGCTTTCAAGGCCCACGCGCTGGCGGCAGCATCCACGGCGTGCGATACGCTGCTGTGGTGCGATTCCTCCGTCGTGCCGATTCGCTCGCTTGATCCGCTGTGGGAACGCATCGAGCGAGATGGCTACTGGATCGCGAACAACGGCTGGACGAATTACGAGTGGACGGCGGACAGTGCGTACCCGGATTTGTTCCCAGAATTATTTCGTCGGCAAAGATACGGACCAATTGGTCCCCCATCTTCATGGGAAGAGAAACGCGCTAGCGATGAATGGCAAATTAGGGATGAAAACAAGCGCATCCCGCACGTGGTGGCGACCACCTTCGGTATCTCTCTGGCGCATCCCACAGGGCGAGCCATATTTGAGGAGTACTACCGACTAGCCAGCAAGACCAAGGCATTCTGCGGGCCGTGGACGAACGATAATTACAGAATTGAGCCGTGCGACCACGCCGAATGGAAGGGCGAACGAAACGCACCGTGCGGGCCTTCCGACGTGCGAGGCCATCGCCATGACCAAACGGCGCTCTCAGTCATCGCATGGCGGCTGGGCTGCCAACTAACAAGCTGCCCTGATATCTTCGCGTATCATGATCCAAAGAAGGAGCCGGACGAACGAACCATCCTTCTAGCGAAAGGGATCTGATGCCGATCTTCGTTGAGCCGCTAGACCCGCGATACGCCGAAGTGGACGCCGTTATCTCTGAAATCTCGGCAGTCCTTAGAAAGCACAAATGCTGCCTCGCGGCGAAAGAAGGGCAGGCGTTTCTGCTGATTAAGTACGACAACGATATCAATCCACGGCCACTGGCTGAAGTCTTCAGGATCGACCGCGAGTACATGGAAATCGTCAGGAAATTTGCAGATCCACGGATTGTCAAAACATGAATCTAGTGGGAACAATGCCAGTACGCGGCGACGATTGGGTGCTCGGCCTATCCGTGCGCGTAGCGTTGATGTGGTGCGATACGTTGGTCGTTCGTCTTCACGGCGAGCCCGGCAACGCGGGACGCATCCTTGGGGAGATTCACGCCACAGATTCGCGGCTCAGTTGGGTTTATCGTGCTGACGAAAAGTGGGACGAAATGAATCACCGGCAGGAATTGCTTTCGCTGGCTCGCGTCCACGGCGCCACGCATATCGCCATGATAGATTGCGATGAAATTCTATCGGCTAACTTGCTGCCAACGATTCGCAGTTCCATTGAACAATTGCCGCGCCACGCGATGCTTTCCTTACCTGGATACAATCTGCGCAGCGGGCTGACGAAGTACCACTCAAACGGCATCTGGGGGAATCGCTGGTTCTCGACGGCGTTCAAGGACGATCCGCGGGCCGGCTGGCATGGCGATAAATTTCACCACAGAGAACCGGAGGGCGTTAGCTGGACACCGCGGAGAACTGTTAATCACGGCGCTGGCGGGATATTGCATCTGTGGGGCGCGAACGAGCGGCGACTGAAGGCCAAGCATGCCCTATACAAACTGACCGAGCGGCTGCGGTTCCCCGGCAAGGACGTGGCGAAGATTGATCAGGAGTTCTCGTGGGCGATCCACGGCGAGCCAGGACACCGCATGTACGGCACTCCTAAGACGTGGACCTACGCCGATGTTCCGGCTTCGTGGTGGGCGCCGTACGCGGGTCTGATCACGGAACATCTGCACTTGGACGATGAGCCTTGGCAGGAATCGCAGTGCCGTAAGTTGCTGGGCGAGCACGGACGCGAGAAGTTCGTGGGGCTGGATTTGTTTGGAGTCATATGAAAAAAACCGCAGAGGAAAAGAAAAAAGCCCAAGTTGAGCGAATGGAGGAGCGTAGGCGGTTGAACGATAAATTCCCGCGATGCTTGGTATCCAGCCAAAACACTAAGGGTGAATGTATCCAGCTGGTATATAGGCCCGGAGAAGAACGGTTAGTTGTAAGAACAAATGCCCCAACTACCATTTTCTATGCGAGAGATGTGGGGGGTGATGTTTGGAAGGAATGCACCGTGTGGATGTCGCTGGAGCAATTGTCCGAGTTCGCAGTTGCGGTCACGGCGCGACTCAAGGCTGAGATCGAAGAACTGAATGGACAAATTGCCAAAGTCAATTCAATAACGGCCACGGCAGTTAAAGACAGGCAACTTCCGTAGTATACTATTGCGTCATGAATCCCCTGCGCGAAGATCCCTGGGAAGAAGAAGACGACGAAGACGAGAACGACGAGGAGTTGCTTTGATCCACAGAACACGTGCGCATAAGATCGCTTTACTGATTCTCGCGGCCCTCATGGGGTGGTTTGCCGGGGACGGTCGCCTGTGACATTTCCCCCATCGTTCGCAAAGAGTTGGAAGACCACCACGGTTTCGCTCGTTTCCGGCTTGCTGGTTATCATTCAGGGATTCAAGACTCCCGATCTGGCGGTTTTGATTCACGATCCAGCGTTTCAAATGAAGGTATTAGTGCTGGTGCTCGGGCTTGTATCGAAGGATGCCAATGTTACTGGAGGAACCAGCGGGCAGCCGTCGACCGAAAAGGCGCTCATTGAGGCAAACGTTGCGCCTTCTGAAGTTTTACCGCCGAAACCTGTAGACTCAAAACCATGAAGCTATGGCTCCGCGGTATCCTGATTTCGCTGCTTCGAAAGATTACCCCGCCTCCGCGCGATTTGCGGCAGGAAAACAAGTTCCTCCGCGATACGCTGAACGAGCTCGTAACGACGCAGTTCGAACAAATGCAGCGGGCACAGGATTCCGAACGGCTCGCGGAACTGGTGGAAGCGCGCGCGATGGCCGGCTCGGGGCCGTGGCAAGTCAGTGCACAGGCACTGCAAGCCACCGATTCACTGATTGACGAATCCGTTAAGGCGCTGAAAAGCGGCACGCGACTCAGAGAAACAAGCCCGCTTGCGTCAGCCGGGGCGTCGGGTGATATCGAGTTCGCCCTTCAGAACGTCGAGTGGCGGCGCGAAATCAATCTGTCGTGGCTGGAGTTCTCACGCTGGGGCATTCAGCAGTTAATCCTCATCTCGCGGTTGCACTACGTTAAAAATCCGTGGATTCAGCGAGCGATCAACGTTTCGGCGCAGTACGTGTTTGGTCGCGGTGTCGAAGTGATGAGCGAAGACCCAAAGGCGCACGAAGTTCTAAGCGAGTTCTTCGAACGAAACAAGCGCGTCGTTGGGCAGGCGGCATTATCCGATCTTCAGAAGCGTCTCGGGTATGACGGGCAAATATTCTTTGTTTTCTTCGCGGACAAGGTAGATAAGGGGAAAACTACCGTACGCACGATCGACGCAACGGAAATCTTCGAAATCGTCACAGACCAGGACGATACTGACACACCGTGGCTCTATAACCGCAAGTGGACCGCAAAAACGTTCGATCAGCAAACAGGTGCGATTCGAGCGAACGCGGGCGACGAAGCATGGTATCCGGCAATCAATTACGACCCCGACGTCAAGCCTGAACTGATTAACGGCAAGCGCGTCATGTGGGAGCAGCCTGTTCTGCACTTCAAGGGCGGAACGGGTGTCGCTAAGTGGCATTTCGACTGTCCAAAGGCGTATGCGGCTCTGGATTGGGCGAAAGCCGGCCGCAGATGGCTGGAGTCATGCGCTACCGTCCGCGCAGCCCTCGCGCAGATTGCCTTGGTGCTGACGACCAAGGGCGGCCAGCAAGCGCTGGAAGGGGCCAAGCAGCAGCTTCAGACGACCATCGGGCCTACGAGTAACCTGTGGGACTCAAACCCGCCAGCAATCGCAGGGTCGACGTTTGCGAGCGGTCCAGGGACTACCCTAGCGGCGTTCAACACGAAGGGCGCGGGCGGCGATCCGTCCGATGTCCGCGAATATCGCTCGATGGTAGCCTGCGTCTTCGAGATTCCGCCTACGTTCCTCGGTGATTTGGAAACAGCTAACTTGGCGACGGCTACCACGTTGGATCGTCCGACCGAGCTCGCGATGCTAGAGAAGCAGGAACGCTGGCGAGAAGTCTTGACCACGATGGCAGTATTTGTGCTGAACGTCGACAAAGGCGCGCCTTCGGGGCGTCTGAGCGAATCTAAGGACCTGCGCGTGGTGGAATGCGCTCGGCGTACGTTACCGAACGGGCGACGTGTCTACGAGGCCAGCAAGCCCAATCCTAAGCAGATCGAAATTAAAGTGAACTTCCCAGCGATCCGCGAAGGCGATTTGCCGGCGAACGTGAAGGCGATCACCGAGGCCATGACGCTTGATAATAAGGGCGGCCAGGTGGTCGGGATTGATGAAAAGGTGGGCGTCGGGCTTCTGTACGAGCAATTCGGCGTAGAGAATTACGGCGATATCCTGGACAAGCAGTATCCAGATGGGGAATACGATCCTGATCGAACCATCGAGCCGTTACCGGCGCCGATCGGCAAAGCGGAACCGGACCCCGGAGGTCTACCGCAAGCACCAGGCGGGAAAGATCCCAAGCCCCAGGATAAGAAAGTTGCAGCGGCCGAGTCTGCGGTAATGCGATTCCTCGAAGCGCTGAAGAACCTCGGCAAAAAAGCGGCCTAAGGCGTTTTCCCTATTTGAAATGAACCTTTAGTACCATTGAAGGCCCGTACGGATGGGCGCATTATCGACTCATGGAACACCTCACATCGCTGAATCTTCTGGTTGTCGGGCTTGGCTGCGGTTTTGTTGCGCTGGTGGCTTACTGGCGCGAACGGCGCGAAGATGCTGCAAGCTGGCACACCACGCCGGAGCAACGGCGGCGCGTGATCCGCGACGAGCACGGTAATCCTCTGATGTACCTGTGAGCGAACAACTTCAAACCGTCGAGCCCGATCCGTGCTGCAATAAGCCTCTGTGGAAGAAAATGAAGGACCCGGCATTTACGGCTGATTCGTGGGAGTGCCCAAAGTGCGGGTGTACGTGGCAGGCTAAGATGGTCGGCCCAGTGAAGCACTGGAGCCCGGTTTGCGATATTCAAATCTTCTAGCCCAACTCTTCGCAGCCGCCAGTGGCGGGAAACCGTTCGCCTGGGTAATGAAGCCAGGCTAGGCGGCTGCGGAAAGATGGGCCAGAAGTGCGACCGTTAGAACCTTTGCAGCATGGTCGGGAACTGGCTGGCCAACTTGGAAGGCCACAGTGCGCCACTGTTCGTCATTCATCCGCGCAGCCAGCAGCGGAAGATTAGCGAGCGGCGTATCAGAGGCGCAGGCGGCCAGCATGAACGTCGCGGCCATCGCACGCGCCTTGCGTCTTTGATATTGATTGGCTTCCATGAACCAATTGTGCGGCGTGGATTTGAACGGGTCAATGGGAAGATGTACGTAGTACTATTTACCTATGAATCTCTATGTGGCCCGTCACTCTCGCCCGGTAAACGGACACCCGCTTGACGCCTCGCGCTCGCTGACTGCGGAGGGCAAGAAAGAAGCGGCATCGGTCGCGGGCTGGCTCACAAAGCTTATCGGTCGCGTGGATATCGTCATCTGCTCGCCGTTCGAACGGACGATGCAGACGGCTGAAGTAATGGGCGATGCGCTCGGAGCGCACGTCGCGAGCTCGGTCATGCTTCAGCCCGATAAAGATCCAATCGCGGCATGGAAAGAAATCGAACGGCTCGCGCAGCAATCGAAAGACGTGCTTGTCGTGGGCCACGATCCCAACCTAAACAAGCTGATCCTCTGGCTGATGGGCTTGACAGGAGGCCCGGAAGAGTTGCGAATGGACTGGGGTGCGGTGGCTTACCTGAAGGTCACAACGGGCGACGGAGACCCGGAGGGTGTGCTTCAATGGCTGGTGACGCCACAGCTTGTTCAGCGCGATCCTTCCGAGGAAGAAGTCTTAGAGGCTGTACGCGGCTTGCAGGGCGTGATATAGTTTTCCCTTATGACGGTCCACACAATTGCAGACATAGCGGGTTCTGGCGCCGCGGTTCGGCTCGTAGCGACACCAGGGCTTCGCGCACGCTGGATTCTGTTTTGCTCCGAAACGGGTATTTCTAACGTGGGCGATGCAAACGTCGCGGCGGCCCGCGGCGTGGACTGTCCCGCAGCTGTGCCGGTTCTCTTTCCTCAGAACGGCGCAGATCAGACGGACGCTTACGATCTTTACAACACGTGGGCATGGGTGCCGAATGGCTCGACGCTCACGATAACCTACGGCGTCTAGCCGTGGCGATCACGTCTGAACTGGTTACGCAGGACTTCATCACAGCAATGATTCGCCTGATCCGACCAGCGCTGATAGGTCTTGAAACGCTTTCCGACGCGCAGGCAGCAAACTACCTCAACACAAATCATGGAGCCGTGCAGCGCTGTCCTTGGATGCCGGCGACATTCACCGCAGCGATGATCCACGAAGCGCGAACGGCTAAGATTTAGGCTTCGAACTTCGGGCCGGGCGCGCGCTGTATCAGATCCGCCACGTCATACCCGGTGAACTGCCCAATCCCGAGCCGCGCAAACTCAGCAGCAAAGCAAGCCTTGGTCGCGGCCACTCCTCGCGCGAAAGCCTGCTCCGCGGTTTGCTTTTTGATCTTCGAGGAATAATCGCGCTGATACTCTGCGCGGCATTCCAGACACCACGGATTCGTTCCGTTATTGTCGGCACGCGGGCGCTTCTCGCACTTCGAGCACATCAAAGGTGATTCTGTGGCTGTGTCCATCGTGTCACCTATCATACTGAGATTTTTACCGCTTTTGTTGGAAGGGTAATAGAACTGTAGTACCGTACTTCCAATGGCTGCCGTTGGACTCACACCAGGAATCCAGGTTTTAGCGTTCAAACTTCAGGAAGCAATGATGCAGGGCGACATCCGCGCCCGGCTTGCTGACGCTGTTCAGGACGCGCACCGGGGAACGGGAGCCTACGGCTACTACATCGACCACTCTGGCGACGATACGTCCGGTGATGTGGTGTATTGCTGCAATGGCGATGTGATGATGTGCCCGTACGAAATCGCCAACGTCGGCGGTAAGGTCGCAACCAATCTCGACATGGAGAACGCGCAGGACGTCGTTCCTGTGACGAGTTACATTCCCGAAGTCGACGAAGACGATCACTATACGGCGATGCAGGAGGCCAAACTTTACACCGAAGGTCCCTGCCCGCTCATCGAACGGTTCATTTCGAAGGGTGAACGGGATAAGGCCGACGAAGGTTCCTTTGCCGGCAAGGGCAAATCTTTTCCGATTCTCAAGTCTTCGGACGTGAAAGCCGCAGTTCATGCAATGGGGCGGGCTGGCTCCTCGAATTACGGCATGTCCAAGTTGAAAGCGAATATTATTCGGATTGCGAAGGCAAAGGGATGGACATCTGAGCTGCCGCAATCTTGGCGCGGCGACGGAGAGACTGCCTCCGAAGCTTTGCGTAGATCGTCTGGCACTCCCGGCAGCGGCTCCAACGGTGCTTCTGGCGGTTTGAACACCCAGGAAGCGGACCCCGCCAACGTGTCACGCGAAACATTACACAATTCTATCAAGCTATTCGAATCGGCTGCACCACTCGAAACCATCGTTATTCGAGAAGCGCGCGCCGACTACGAAATGAAGCTTATCGCGCCCGGAAAGGGTTCTTCGGCCATTTATCCCGCTGAGGTCCTAAAACGCGATGGGCCCAATGTTTTCAAAGCGGGAACGCATGTTTACCTGAATCACCCGACTGCCGCTGAGGAAGCTGCGCGGCCCGAGGGCGACATCCGCAATCTGGCCGGCGTGCTGACCACGGACGCGGTTTACCGCGAAACTCACGCCAAAGGGCCCGGGTTGTACGCGCGGATGAAAGTATTCGCGGATCACGGCCAAATGGTTGAAGAGAAAGCCGCTCACGTTGGAATGTCCATTCGGGCGTCTGGCGTTGCCGAATCCGGCAAAAAGCAGGACGGCCTACCGATTTTGAAGGAATTGACCCACGCCGAATCGGTCGACGTGGTGACTCGCGCAGGCGCGGGTGGAATGATTCTGACCGAGGCTGCAAGGCCAAACTCACAGGAGGGGGAAATGACCCTAGAAGAAGCTCAACGACTTATCGATGAGGGCATCGCGAAAGCGACTACTCCATTGATCGAACGGGGTTTGCGCCTCGATGCCAGAGAGGAAGCGACCCGCATTCTCGAAGGCGTCACGCTACCCTCACAGGCCAAAGTACGAATTACCGAGCGGGCCGTTGCCGCGATGCCGCGTAAAGACGGTGCGCTCGACGTCGACAAGTTCCGCGAAATCGTGGTGAACGAAGCGAAAGCCGAAGGCGAATATCTGGCGTCCATCATGGGTTCTGGGCAGGTTCGCGGGCTGGGTGCTTCCTTTGCCGCGCCCGTCGACCCCGAGAAGCTCCGCGAGGCCAAGAAACGCGAGCAGGAAGCGATTCAGGAACTCGAGTTGGCTGAGGCGGTTGTGTTCAGTGGGCTTACGGGTCTGAATCTCGTGAAAGGACGGGCCGCCTAATGTCGATCAATCAGGTAAAAATTGGCGTACCGCAGAATAACCGATGGTTCCCCTGCCCTTCGGCAGTCACCAGCGGCATGCCCTGCCTAATCGGTGGGCTGGCTGTGGTCGCAATGGACGCTTACGACTCGACCACTGGCGGGACCACCTTCCATCTGGACGGTTCATTCTCACTCACGGTCATCGGTCAATCGACCAAGAGCCCGGTATCGGGCTTGCAGATCAACCCCGGCGATGAGATTTTCGCGACCGGCACTTTGGACACGGCGACGAACGTTACTTACAACCTGACGCTCGACGTCACCCGCGGCAACATTCCGTTCGGCAACCTCGATCAGAATGCGGCCATTGCTTCTGGTGTTACGAACACTGGCGCGGTAGTCAGACTCAAGGTGGGCGGCTCTACCGCTTACGCAGCCTAAGAAAGGGCAAAAGGAGACATATATCATGGCTGAACTGAACCCTGGAACAGGCTTAGAGAGAATCGGAGCCGCTTCGGAATGGTCCGAGGCGGCAGTCACCGCGAAGGTTCAAGAGACCGGCAGTTACGCGCCGCGCCGCAAGAACAATTCGCCCGCGCATCGGCGCCGCGTCGTTGAAGCGGCCCGGCTGATGAACGACGTGATGAACGGACGGGAAAACCCGCTGTTCTTCAATGAGGCAATGAACCCCACGAACGAGGTGTTCGTGCAGTACCTGGATCAGAAGTATCCGGGTTTGTTCATCAAAGAAGCCTCTCGCATCGGATTGCGCGAAACAATGTCCTATTCGGACTACAACGCGCTCACGGTCGATATCATCGATCGCATGCTGTACGAGTTTTACAGCGTGGCGGAAATCTCCAACCTTCCGTTGGTGAAAAAGCACCCGCTGCGCGACTTCCGCGCTGTCGCTCGCTACGCGATGGACCAAGCTGTGAAACCGTTCTCGCGCATGCCGTTCGATGGAAACGGAACGCTGAATCCTCACGGAGCCGGCGAACCGCCGACCGAGCGGGCAATGCAGCAGGCGGCACGCGAAGTTCTGGGCTCGAGCCAGCGCGTGACGTATCAGCCCCAGCTTTATCAAGGCATGATGTCGGTTAACTGGCGGGCGCTCGTCAATGACGACCTCGGCATCTTCCGCGATATGACGTCGCGCTTGGCGGATTCGGGCAGCCTGACGATTTACGAGTTCATCACCATGCTCTATGTATCATCGGGCGGGTGGAACTCGACCATTACGGCTTCGGTGTTCAATAACCTGTGCACCACCGCCAACGGCGCCGCTTCGAACAACCCGGCACTTTCCTGGCAGGGACTGCTGGACGCTTACACCGTCCTCAACAAGCAGTTGACGCTGGAAAATACGCCGATCACCTTCCGCGGCCAGCTTTATCTGTACGTCGGGCCTTCGCTCAAGAACACCGCTATCTCGATGAGCAAGGCGACCCAGGCGAACATCTCGGTCGGTGGCGGTACGACCAACACGCAGGGATTCCCGAGTCAACAGTTGGTGGTTCCGAACTGGCCGCTCGGTGGGGTTCAGGTCATCGAAGACAAGTACATCCCGTTGGTTTGCACCACGGCGGGAACGAAGGACACCATGTGGGCGTTGATCTATGATCCGCAGGTTCAGCCGCGGCCCACGTGCGAGCTCGGTCAGTTGGCCGGCTTCGAGACTCCGCAATTGTATCAACAGGTCCCGAACACCATGAAGGTAGGCGGTGGCGTCGATCCGATGCTGGGCGACTTTTGGACGATGGACCAGAACTATAAGGGCGTGCTGGTTCTGGGTGGAACCCAGATCGACGGACGCTCGGCCGTGTTCTCAACCGGACAGGGCGTGTAATCTTGCTGCGAGGTGGCGCGGTTTCGTCTCGGGGGAGAGGGGCCGCGCTTTCCTTTTTGCTTATGAGTTTCTCGTACAATTACGGGGCGAATCCGCCAATCGATTACGTCAGGCTGCTGATTTCAGATACGCAGGCCACAAACCATGTCTTCGAGGATCAGGAAATTCAATCCTTCGCGGCGATTACGGCGGGCGTTTGGCAGAGCTCAATGCAGTATAGCGGTACGCTGGGCGTGGCTACTTTGCCCACTTCGCCCGTCAATTATCTGCGGACGGCGGCACTGGCTCTTGATTCTCTGGCCGCGAACAGTTCGCGATTGGGTGGAGTAATTCAGATTCTGGACGTGAAGTTGAGCGTCGACAAGTCGGCCATCGCGCTTCGCGAGCAGGCGGCGCAGTATCGGCAAGTTGACGACGACAACATGGCTTTTGTGATTATCGAGCAGGTTCCGACTGATTGGGCTTTCCGTGATAGGTTCTGGGCGCAGGTCCAGAGAACCACGAGCATATGAACCAGGCATTTATCCAGGACGCGATCGCGAACGTTATGCCGCGGGCACTTGCTACGGGTTTGTTCGTTTCGCTGTGTACGATCCAAGCGATTTCTGGCAACCCAAACCCGGACGGGACGCCGAGCACGGTTTACGCAGACGTGCCGGGCCTCGTGAACATTCCCTGTATGGATGCGCCGCCTTCGATGGAGCGGATTCAGGCGACCGAAGTGAAGCAAGTGGCTGAGATTCTGGCGAAGGGCATGCGGCATGTTTTGCTGGGCCAGTGTTTTCTGGACGCTCCGAACTGGGCCGGCCGAGGTTATCAGGCGATCGTGGATGGTGTTGCGTACGATTTGTTAGGGGCTGAGAACGATTCTCAGTCGACGCAGACGCGAATCGATTTGCAGTTAAGTACGGTGTAGGCATGAATGGGAACCTCTTTAGAGATCAAGCTTCGTACAGCGGCGGCAGCCGATGCCACCCTCTCGTCGCTCCTCGGCTCGAATCCTTTCCGGTGGTATGGGCCGCAGGCACAACAGGGAGCGTTACAGCCACTTGTGGAAGTCTTTGTGGTGGATGCGCCTCCCCAATACTCACTTCAGGCTTTACTCGAAACCTGCCGCTACCGGATTCAATTCACGATCTGGGACGAGAACCTCGAATCAGCGCGGACGGTCGAGGCGGCCATCATTCAATTTTTGACGACGTTCAACGCCTACAATACTGGGGACTCGTCACCGATTCAGCGGAATCGGGTAGTGATGCGGCGTTCTGGGAAATCCGAACCGCAAACCGGCTCGATAACGTATTGGCGGACGCTCGATGCGTTCATCTGGAACAACGAAAATTTGTGAATAAGGAGCTTTAAAACATGCCGTCTGGACCTTCGACATCTCCGATTGCTGCGCAGTTACCTGTAGAGGGGCTGCTCGTTTCTGTTGGGACGGCGGGCTCGCCTGAAACGCTCGACGTTATCGCCAACCTCACCGACTATTCGCAGGCGATGAAATCGACCATCGTCATGACGACCAACGTTGGAGACGCTTACGTGCGGCGCGCTCCAACGATCATCGATCCGGGTGAGCCGACCTTTACCATCTTCTGGATTCCGATGGAAGCCACGCACCGCAACTCAGCGGGTGGCGGATCGGTCGCGGCGGGGTTGCGTTACCTCATGCTGAATAAGCTGCTGCGAGACTTCGAGGTGTCGTATCCGGCTGACGCCAACGGCAACACCGAGGCGGACGCTTACAAGGCGTTCGTGACGGAGTTCGGTATCACCGGCAAGACGGCGGATGTCTTCCGCGCGTCGATCAAGCTGGGCATCAACGATCAGGCTCCATTTTTTGTCTGAGGATTTTATGGACGAAACTAAAGAAACTGGTGTTGATTATCCCGAAATCGAACTGGGCGGGCAGAAATACCCCGTCAAGTTCACGCGGGGCACGCTTTACCGGCTGAGTAAGGCAGGGATTGCGTTTAACCCGACCTTTCTCAAGGGTGGCGCCTCAGTACAACTCAGTAACCTGATCGACACGCTGCATCTGGTGATTCAATACCCAGGAACGGCGGAAGAATTGACGGAGCTCGTTTACGACCGCCGCGACGAAATCTCAGGCGTGCTAATCGAGGCGTGGGGAAAAGTTGTGCTGCCATCGCTTCAGGCAAAGATAGCGGCGCTACAGATGGCAGCGAAACCGGAAGCGTTGCAGAAACCCAACTAGGAGCGGAGGAAAGCCGTCTGCGTGACTGGGCTTTCGCAACATCGCAGTACGGGCTGGGCCTGACAACCGAGCGGGCCTGGCAGTTGACCCCGCGCGAGATGCGCGCACTCGTCGGCGTTTACGAATCGCATTTGCAGCGCTGGGCGCTCGGGATCTGTGACTTTCGTAACGCCAAGTTTCCAAAGAAATCCGGCTTTTGGACGATTGACGATCTTATTTCCACGAGCAAAAGCGTGGAGCGTAAGCGTATCGAGGCCAAAGAAGCATCGGAACTGCAAAAGCTTAGGTTCATTGAGCGGCAGCAGATCCGGCAGATTCAGTCAGGCGAGTTCGATGATTCGTGGCTTCCGGCCGGAATCCGCATGACGGAAGCCGAAAGGGCAGCAAGGCAAAAGCGGCGATGATTTCAGCATCAGCGACATTTAGGCCTCGCAACGATGCCGGGCGCTTCGTCCAAGCCCGCATCTCGCCCGCGGTAACGGCGTCTGTGCAGGCAGCAATTGAACTGATTCAGGGGCTCACGAAAGAATACTGTCCTGTGCTCACAGGAGAATTGAGAGACTCCTACGTCGTTTCAGTGAAAGAGACTGGATCGACAGTCAAAGGAACGATGAGCACAGATAAGCCTTACGCACCGTTCGTTGAGTTCGGGACAGGGCGGCGTGGAGAAGCCAGCGCAGGCGCAGGGGAAGGCCCATACGATCCGAATTGGGCGGGCATGGCGGCACAGCCACACGTACGGCCGGCTGTGGACGAATCGCGCGATGCAATCAAGGATCTGTTTCGCAGTAATCTAAGTGTGGCGGTTGAGGGCTAATGGCTGAACAGGACAATATCGGGGATCTAGTTGTCAATGTAACCGGGGATTTCTCTGAGCTTGAAGGCGCAATATCGCAGGCTCAGACCGTAGCGCAAGACGGGGCGGATGTAATCGCGGGGGCATTTGTTGCAGCGGCCGATAAAGCCGATTGGCTCGATTCTTCCATTAGCTCCGTTGGGCAGGCTATTCGAGACTTAGGCGAAGCCTCTGGATTGACGGGGCAAGAGCTAGAGACATTCAAGGCATCACTTCAGGCCGATGTGGACCTGGGGATTTCGCTTGAGGAAGCGCTCAAGAACGTTGGCGACTCCGCGAAGTATGTAGGAGATGAGGTAGCGGGCGGTGCGACTACCGCGCTTGAACAACTCCAAACCACTCAGCAGGGCGTTGCGGACTCCGCCCAGCAAGCGGCCAGCGGCATGACTGATGAATCAGATGCAGCCGGCCACGTGGGGCAGACGGCGCACGAAGCCGAAAGCGGGCTGCATGGGATGGCCGAGCAGCTTCTCGCAGTCGGGGAAGCGCTGGTTATCACCGAGGGGCTGAGGGAGTTCGGGCAGGAAGCGCTGACGGCGTACGGCATCGTTCAGAGCGTCACTATCGGGATCACTCAATTGACGGGCTCCGCGAAGGAAGCCGGCGAAGCCATCGAGCAGATTAAAGAACTAGCGTCGACGCAGCCATTCGCTTTCCCTGACATCGCGCCAACGGTTCAAAAGATGGTGGCGCTGGGTGTTTCGATGGAGCAACTGCCAGCCGTCATGCAGGCGGTAGCAAATGCCTCGGCATCGACGGGAAATGGTTTTAATCAGATCGCAAATTCTCTTGACCGAATTTCTCTCTCTGGGAATGCTGGCGATCGGCAACTGGTTCAACTGGGGTTGAGCGTCGAGAAACTTGCCGCTGTAATGAACGTGTCCGATGAGGAGTTCAAGAAGGCGTTTAAAGACCTCGATCAATCGGAGCGTATTGACGTACTGACTCAGGCACTCGGAAGGTTTGCGGGCGCATCTGAAGCACAGGCTAAGGGCATTGCTGGTCAGTGGCAAATCTTCAAGAACACTTTTGAAGAAGTCATGGTTGCAGTGGGCGATGACCTCGCGCCTGTGGTTTCGCAGATTCTAGCTTTTGGCAAAGATGTTCTGCAAGCAACTGAACAGGCGGCAGCGGCATTTAAGTCTTTACCGCCAGAGGTTCAGGAAATCACCGTTGCGGTAGGACTTGCAGCGGCGGCGGTTATTCCGCTGACGGGGGCGCTGGCGGCTCTTGGGTTCGGGCTAGCTGGGCTTCAGACGCTCTTTTCGACCGTCAATGCGCTGATGGTCACAGCTGGCATAGCGGCACGTGAAGACGCAGCGGGTGAACTAGCAGCGGCAACCGCAACGGCGGCGCATGGCGAATCCGCAGTGGTCGCGGCTGGCGAAGTAGAGGCTCTGGCTACGGCTGAATCGGGCGCGGCAATTCAAATGGGGCTATTCGGTGGCGAGACGGTTATCGCTACCACGGCGGCGCAGCAGTTGAGCCTATTTGCTGAGGAGGCAGCGGTAAGCACAGGATTCCTCGGAACGAAGCTTGGCGGGCTTGTGGGGCTTGCAGCGGCGGCAGTCGGCGGAATTACCATCCTGACATCGCAGTACATTGACCTAAAAAAGGATGTCGCCGATTCCAGTCAGGCGCTTGAAATCTTCGTGGAATGGCTCGGTAAAGTCCCGGGCAATGCGGACGATGCGAATACGTCACTCGGCCATCTCAGCGGCGGGATCAACGATCTAGCAGGAGATCTATCGAAGGCTGGGTTCAATTGGGATGGTCTATGGACAGCGGTTAAGGCAGGAACGGGGCCAGTTGGCGCAATCTCAGAGGCATGGAAACAGGCTTCGAAGGACGTTAACGAAGCTGTAGGAAGCATCACCGGCAAGTACGCGGCAATGGAAACGGCAGCGCTTAAGGCTGCTGGTAGCGTTCAGGCAGCAGCCGATCAGACCGCAAAGTCTTGGGCGGACATGGCGCAGGCCGGCGTAGCGAACGCTGCCGCGTTCGACGGTATGAGCAAGTCGGCTCAGACTGTCTTATCCAATGTCGGCGTGCTCAATCAGAACATCGAGAAAGCAAAACAGGTTCTTGATGAACTGAAGCAAGCCTCGGACGGCTCCGCACAAAGCCTTGAAGCGATCAAGGTCGCATCGCATAATGTCGAAGCCGCACAAAAGACCCTCGCAACTGCGATGGGCGAATCTACAAAAGCGGAAAAGGCCGAAAAGGATTCTCTTCAGGACCTGCTCGAAAAGCAGGCCTCCGCAAACCTCGCGTGGAACAATGCGCGCGACACCCTGAACTATTTGAATGACACGCTCGCGGCGGGCGTTAAATACATCGGCAATTGGGACATCGCTGCGGATCTGATCCCGGCAGCTACCAAGAACATGGAATCGGCGTTCCTCGCGGCGACTGGCAAACTCGCAAACCTAAATACGACTGCTTTGCAAGGCGAGGACGCGATTAAAGGCTGGATGGGCGGCATTGCCGGATTCATGGGACCGCTGCAAGCCACGATTACACAATTTGACTCAGCCGGACACGCGATCGCGGCCTATGTGGACGTTGGTGGAAGGTTCGTCAAGATAACCGCAGACGGTGAAACCGCAGCGGGTGGATTCTCCCAAAAGATGATCGACGTCGTTCACTCCCTCGATGACGAGTCAGGGGCGGCGGGAACGGCAGCGGGGCAGATTCAACTCCTGACATCCAAAACTACGGAAGCGACAAAAGCTTGGGTGGATGGAAAGATTGCCGTCCAGGACTATAACGGCCAACTTCAGGTTGTAGACACAGCCACCCAGGGCGGCGTGATCAACGTCGGCAACTTCACGGCGGGGATTGTAGACCTCGGCAAAGCCATGTCCAGCGGCCTCGGCGCTACGAATGACGAAGCCAACGCAATTTTGGGAGTAGCGAAGGCGGCGGATGATGCTTCACAGCAAGTCGAAAAACTGAGCGGAAAGATCAAAGGTATCAAGGGCGGCGGCAGCGGCGGAACCTCCAGCGATCCGATGGACATGACCGGCGTAACGATGAACGGCGAAAGTCTCGCCGGCTTGCTGCTTGCGGCCAAGCAAGCCCCTTTGCTGTCTGGCTTCGTTGGAGCTTACGGACTCGGCCAGTCAGGAACGAACGAAGCGCAAGGGCTCGCCGATGCAACCGGGCAAATCGTCACCACAATCGACGGAACCTTTATTCCAGCCGTTCAGCGGGCCGCGATACTCGCCGACATGCAAGCAAAAATGCTGGCAGCGGCGAACGCAGCCCAGCAAGCAAACACGGCGGCAGTGTCGGCGGCGACTCCCGTAATTCAAGCCCTGGCGGATACGGGCATTTCAATTGCCGACAACGGCGACACGATCATTCACTTATTCTCAGCGCTTCCAACCGCTGTGCAGTCGTATCTATCGAGCGTCAATGGAACGCTCAAGAGCTACGACGAAACAACCCAAACGCTCAATTACCTGACCTCTGCGGGCGAAGATTTCACGACGCAGCTGAACGCGGCGACCACCGCGACAGGCGGCTTGGCTACGCTGGCGACAGCGGCGACGACAGCCACGGCAGCGGTGGGCCAGTTCGCACAGGCCGCGACCGTAGTCGGAACAATTGCGACGTCCATCGTTAACGCAGTGGTAGCGTCGACGGCGAATCTCGGGCCTGCGGATCTTGGGCCATCTGCCACGCTTCCGCCAATCGGATTACCGTCGATCCTGCCGGCGACGGGCAAAGTGAGCGATTCTCAGGCGTACACACCAAGTTCATACGGGTATACCGACCAGTCAGTATCGTCTGGCTATCCGGGTGGTGTAAACTTGACGGTTAACGTAACAGGAAATTCGATCACCAGTCAGGCGTTGGTGAATAGTCTGGCGGACAAGGTGGGCAGCGTGATTATCACGAATCTGCGAACTAACGCGGGGCTCAAGTTGTAGCAAGGAGACATTTTATGGAAGACCTCTCAATCGAGCAGCACGAAGCAGAGATTGACAAATTGAGCGAGCAGCGACGCGCGCTCAGTCTCGAGATGGCGAAGCACCACGACGCGATGGAAGCGAAACTTCGCGCCAAGCCCATCGTTGCGACAGGGCTCGATCAGGCGATCACTCCGGGGACGGACTTCGCGCAGTGGATGAAAAGCCTGCCGCAGGCGGCAATCGACTTCATTAGAGGGAGCAAATAGCCTAAAGGCTTTTGAATCAATAACTTATGGCCAACTTCTGGTATGGATTAGGCGTTCAACACTTTGCAAACGGTGACGTGAACTGGGCTTCCAACACGATCAAGGTCGCGCTCTGTTCGGCTGGCTACGCGGCGGCGCAGAACACGGACGAGTTTTTTTCTGTGGCGGTCTCGGGCGGAAACATCGTTTCGGCTGGCGTGACGCTGGGGACCAAGACAAACTCGCTGGGCAAGCTCTCGGCGGCCAACTCGACGTGGACGAGCGTCTCGGGATCACAGGTAACGCAGCTCGTGGGCTACGTTGGGGGAGGCTCGCCGGGCACGAACGATTACATTCTGTTCAATCTATCGGTGGGCACGAATCTTCCAGTGACGCCCAACGGCGGAAACATCACGGCAACGTGGGACCCGACCAACGGCATTGGGACGCTATTCGCGGGATTGAGCGAAGGCGACCGAGCGGGGCTCATAGAGAGAATCCGCGACTGGATCACTGGAGGCTCCGATGGGTGGCTCGGTGAACCCACTTTGACGCTCGGATAATATGGCGTTGCCAGCTACAAGCGTGTGGGAGGTTCGTCCGACTAACGGGTCGAACACGAACGGCGGTGGATTCGACTCCGCTGGCACCGGCACGGACTTTTCCATCCAGAACGCCAAGAATACCGTAGGCAATAACATTTCCACGACGGACGCAGTAGCGAACGGGACCACGACAATTACGAGCGCTACCGCGTCTTTCACTTCGGCTATAACCGGAAACATCGTCTTTTTCTCGGGCGGCTCGGGCTCGATTACGGCCCAGTGGCGGCGGGCGACATTCGTCAGTTCGACCAGCATCACGATTGATACCAGCATCGCGTCATCTACCGGAATGACCATGAATATCGGCGGCGCGCTGGCAACCATCGTGCAGGCCAATACCAACTCAGTGCAGGGTAATTCGACGTGGGTGAAGGCCGAAGCGACCATCTTGGTCACTTCCAAGATCACAATCAATTTCACTGGAGCCACCACAAATCAGTGGCCGGCTATTATCGGATACACCACCACGCGAGGAGACAACGGAAAGGTAACGATCAAGGCGAACAGCAACTTTGGCGACCGCATTGTTGATCTGTCTTCAAGCGGGTGTGCATTCTGCAACTTTATCCTCGATTTAAACAGCAATTCGGCCACTCGTGGAATACTTGTTACCTCGAACGGCTGCCACCTTCACAACGTCAGCGTAAAGAACAGCGTTGGAATCAGCATCGAGCTTCAGCAGAACGACACGATGGCGTCTTACTGCGACGTCACGGCTTCGACGTTGACGGGGAATCCGCAGATCATCGCGGGCGTGAACGCCGGCAGACCGACAACGTTACTGTACTGCACGGTGACGGGCGGAACCTCTGTGGGGATCGGATTGGGGCCCAGCGGGCAGGCAATTGGCTGCATCGCGGGGAATAATACGGGTGCGAGCTCGGACGGGTTCCAAGTGACGCTCAACCAGGGAACCAACGTTCTGGTAGGCAATACCTCATACGCTAACGGGCGCGACGGATTCAGGCTCACGTCTTCGGGATATGAAGGCGTCGTTATCCTCAATAATTTGTCGTACGGCAACTCTGCGTTTGGTTTCAATTACACCAACGGAGCACTGCCGACTTCGTTCTTTTTCATGGACCGCAGTGCGTACGGCGGGAACACGTCAGGGAATCTGAACAACATCACGGCGGGAACAAACGACGTATCGCTTTCGGGTGATCCCACTGTCGCGGGGGCGAGTAACAACTTTGCATTGAACAATACGGCGGGTGCTGGCGCGTCATGTCGCGCTGCCGGTTTCCCTGGAACGCTTACCGTGGGCGGAACGGGCTATCGGGACATCGGGGCGCTACAGCATCAGGACTCGCCAGCGACGACCACGGTGGTTATCGCATCGACGCAAAATCTTTTTATTCAGGAGAGTTAAATGGCACGCACGTACACAGTCGTTTTCGAAAAGGTCTCTGTTTCGGCCACTCAGGATCTAATCGAAATCATCGGCGGCGCGGGCAAGGTTGTGCGCATCCTTCAATTGGACCTCGCATGCGTCGATAACACACCTCCGACTGCGCAACTCTTGGCTCTCCGGGTCAGTATGTTGACGGCGACCGTTACCTCGGGATCTGGCGGTTCCAGCCCGACTCCGCGGCCTTTGGACCTCGGTGACGCGGCGGCGACGTTCACGGCCAAGGTAAACTGCACCACGCCAGCGACGACATCGGGCGGCGCCAAAACAACGCTTTGGGAGGGCGGTACGCATCTTTACGCATCGTTCAGCTATGCGTTTCAAAAGCCACCGATCGTCGGCCCAACGATGTGCGGAGTATTCGAATTGATTACCACGCCTGGCGCGACTATCACGTTGAGCGGAACCGCGACGGTTGAAGAAATCGGATAACCAATGTCCGTAAACATCACGCGCATTCCGGCGCCCGCGAAGCCCCGGCATTCCGTTGGTGTATTCATTTTCCTAGGTCCGACCGATGTTTCTGTAGCACCAACGTCGATCGCGAGTCAGCAGTCTTTCGGCACTCCATTTCTAATGGAGCCGATTGGCCCGACGGCCATCGCTTCTCAGCAGTCTTTCGGGACTCCTGACATCGCAGGCGGCACGGTAAACATCTCGCCCGACTTCATTCCGTCACCGCGAGCCGTGGGAACGCCTGCCCTCGTGGGGCCGATCTATCCCGACACCATCGCAAGTCAGCAGTCTTTCGGAACACCGTTCATTGACGCGGTTCAGGACGTCGACCCGACGAGCATCGCTACTGGGCAGACGTTCGGAACGCCAACGATGAACTTCTCAAAAACGGTTTTCCCGACCGCGATTGCCACAGGGCAGACGTTTGGAAATCCGGTGATGACGGGCGGCCCGAACGCTATTCTGCCGACCTCAATCGCATCGAGGCAGGCATTTGGTATCCCAGCGCTGACAGGCGGCGACGGCACGCTTTCGATTTACGTGGGCGGCTCTATCTGGGGCGGACATTTTCTGTGCCCTGGCCTGACCGATTCCGGCTCGCCAGTCAGCTACGAATCCTCGAATCCGCCAACGATCACATCTCAGACGCTGGGCCGGTGGACGCTGCAAGTCGATCTTTTTGACGATACGAATAACTTTGCGCCTGCCCGCGGACAGACCATCGTGGTCATGGAAAACGGGACCAAGCTTTTCGCCGGCTGTATTCAGAGCGTTCAGCGAACGCGGCTCATGGGCACTACGCAGTCCATCGTTTATCATGTGACGGCAACGGACAAATCGGGAATCTGTGACCGTCGCGTCATCAAAACCATAACGTATCCGGTTGGGAACGACGTCGCGGCCACAATTCTAAACATCGTGGCGAATTACCTGAACGGCGAAGGAATTTTCACGACTCCGCAAAGCGTTCCTACTGATGGCTCTCTCGGGACGCTAACCAGTGATTTGACGTTCAATTACGACACCGTGACCTCGGGGTTTGACCAACTGGCGACCATTTCGGGAACGATCTGGTATGTGGATACAAACGGGGTTCTGTGGTTCAATTCGTTCGCGAGCCTGCCTCCGTCACCGTGGGGCTTGGTCGACAATCCCAACCCAACGAATTACCGCGGGCTCGTGGTCGAAGAAACGAACCTAGATTACGCGAATACGATTTATGCGGTTTCCAATCTCAGCGTGCTGCCGGGATCGGGAACTGGCGGCGGCGGCGGCGGCGGAACCGGGATCGGGACGAACACCGAGACCTTCGTGATGACGCCGGGAAATATCGGCGTGCTGGTGCTCGGGGATGGAACGACCGTCTACGGCGTGAACGTAACTCAGCCGATCGGCACGCTGTATTCGTTGAAAGTAAACGGGGTTACGCAGGTAATCGTCAATTACGCCCAGTGGAACGGCGAACAACCCACGAGCTCTCCACAGTTTGGGCCGTGGTTCTGGCTGTCCGATGCGACGGGGATTGCGGCATCGCTGGTGGGCGTCGGCGGACTGCCGTCAGGTTCTACGGTCGTAGTCAACTATACGCCGGCCACCACGAACGCACAGGCGACGGTAGGCGAATCGCTGGAGCCGATTGACCCAGCGACGGGTGGGACGCTCGGGACGTGCGGCAGCGGCGTTTATGAGCTCGCGGTGCAGGTTAAGAACATCTCCAGCGTTTCCGACCTGAACGCGATCGCGCAGGCCGAACTGGTGCGCCGCGGGTCACTGCCGATTCGCATCACCTTCCAGACGGATAAGCCGGGATTATTTCCAGGGCAAATACTATCAGTGAACTGCCCCAGCGTGTTTATCAATCATCAGGAGTTCCTGATCGTCGGCGCGCAGGGCGTGGCGGTTGAGGGGCCTTTGGAGTTCGGCTCGCGGTTCCAGTGGAAGATCGACGCGGTAACGAATCGGGACCCCGGCAACTTCGTGCAGTGGTATGCCAACCTCCTCAGGAACGCGAGCAATGCTCTGCCTGTGTTCCAGTACGAGGAGGCTAAATTTGCATTGGCGCCTGGCGCTTCTCTTTCCGGGTTGCTGTCGACCAACTCGCACCCGGTAATGAGAACGGGCCAATTGGTGTTCATTTACGCCACGGCCACTGTGCCACCGATTGACCAGAACTTGAGCCTTTTCTTCTTCGTAAACGGGGTGAGGATACCGGGAAGCGTGTCGATCCCAGCGGGATCTGCGGCGAACACCGCCTTCAGCTATAGTTTCCCAGAAACGAATCCGCTCTATGTTTTCAACACGGCTACCGAGTTCGACGTTGTGACGGTGGGATATTCCTATGCTGTGACGGGGCCCAACCCGACGCCGGCCGGAAGCGTTACGGCGGTCCTTCGGTGGCGAATGTGACGGAAAGTAACCGGAAAGTAAGCGGAAAAATACCGGAAAGTAAGCGGAAATGTTAAGGAAGATCCGCGGCTACGACATCTGCGCGACCTCGACGGGCGTCGGCACAAATGCCGGGCCAGACCTGATGTATGACCTGCTAAACGGCTTTAGTTGGTATAACGGATCGCCATGCGTCACAACCGGAAAGCCGGGGCCTTCAGGAAGCGGACCAAACGGGCAATGCGCCTTTAAGATCGGCCACGGCATGTTCACGGACGTCTTCGATCCGCAATCAAACTGGTTCATCGGAATGGACTGGCAGAGAAACGGCGCAGCGGCCACGAGCAAATGGCTGTATCTCAGTACTGCCTCGGCAGTAGTAATTGGCTTAGAATCCGAAAGTTCGGGAAAGATTTCCATCGTTACGGGAGGAACGGGAGTCAGCGGAACGGGCGTCGTCATCGCAACCACTGCCGTGACCTTCCCGGCTGGGGTTTGGAGCGGATACCTTGAGTTCACGGTTACGGGCTTCGGCGGGGTGGTGACGTACGAACTGTGGCAAAGCGACCCTAACACCTACGTCGAAACGCGACTGCTCACTGGCACGGTTACGCTGACGGACGTGCCGGACCGCATCACGCACGGAAACAACAGCGGCGACACCAGATTCTTCGACAACGAGTACATCTGCGACGGGCAGGGCTCGGCGCCATGGAACGGGCGACTTGGGCCTTGCCGGGTCACGTCCCTTTCCCCCATCGCTGATGTTTCCGGGGCCTGGAACGCGATCCCAGCCGGGGCGAAGTATCTGAAGATCCAGGATCTACCAGCAGACCCCAGCGGCTCGCCAGACGGCGATTCCAGCTACCTGACGCCTAACGTGACGGGCGGCCAGCAACTCTTCAACGTGACGACGTCGCCCTGCTACGGGCGCGTACTGGGCGTGGCGGTAAATATGTGCTTTCGAGGAACCAGCGGCAGCGCGTCGGTTCAGGCACTAATGAAGCAGACCGGAGCCGCAGTTGTGATCGGAACGCCAACGGTTACAGGGATTTACCACACAGCGCAGGCCATCGCGGAAAATTCGCCAGCGAGCGGAACGTATTTCACCGACGCGGAAATTAGTAACGCTCTATGGGGGGTTTCTACTCTTACGTCTTTGGATGCGCGGGTTACGCAGGTGTTTTTAGAGAAGTTGGTAAGTCTGCGGTCGGTGCCGTTCAACTGTGGCTCAGGCAGTTACTCCTTTTGACAGATTGACTTGTAAAACTTCGTAAGCGCAGAATGAAGGGTACATGAACGACTCCGATTACATCGCGCAACTGTTTACGCTGCTCTGTGTGGTGCCCAGCTTTATCGTGCTGTGCTCACAGGAGAAGATGCCCTTTCCGTTCTTTTCGATATTCTCGGCGATGTTGATTCCGAGCTCGTTTATCTGGCTGTTTTCCCTGTGGCCGATTTGGTCCTGGTTCTTTCCCCTTCTCATGATCAGCATGGCGGCGGCCTCCGGGGAATCGGCCTGGAATATGGTCAATAAGCTGACTCCTCGTGAAAGACTGTACTCGCATCTGTTCAGCGTCCTATCGGGGCTCGGGCTGGCAGAGTTGACCTGGCTGGCGCGGCCGGCGTTCCCTCAATTCCCCAACCTGTCCCTGACGGTCGGGATGATGGCGGCGGCGTTCTCGATCGGTTGCACGATCTCAGCGGGGTTGTACTGGTGGGCCAACCGTAGCGCAGGCGTGCGGCCTGTGGTGCGACACGGTGCGATTCTAGGCGTTTACGGGGCAGTGGTGATAGCCTCGGCCATCGTGAGCGGCATCGACCCGCTAGGCCCGATCTGGCACTATTCCGTGCAATCGTCCTGCTACGTTCGCGGAATCCTGCAACTGGCGGCCACTATGACTCTGGTTCGGAGCCGACGATTCTTTTCAATTCACGCATAGTCGCGTGGTGGTAATCTTCGAGCCGTCGATCGGTCGCGGCGAGATGTAAGTCTATCTCATCAAGCCGATTATCGTGATCTTTTATTTTTTTGTCCAACGCCCGAAGTGATATCTTTTGCTCATTTTCCAGCGGTTCTTGTTCCTCTGTCTTTTTCCGCCAGTGAATTGCTTTTAGGTATGAGAATGCAGCCGCGATGCCAGTCCCGATAGCTGTGGCAATCACGCCGATATTGCTCCACTTCGAAGACAGTTCGTCGTGGGGGGCTTGCATCAGAGCCTAGTCTATCCTATCCGCCTGTTCCGGGGACCGGGGGATTGTCGATAGGCTCGTCTTCTGCTGGCTTGGGCACCGGGATTGGTTGCGGGTGCGGCTTTTTCTCTGTATGGTCTTTTTTATTTTCGGGCATTTGAGAAATAATACCATTGCTTTGTACAAAACTGCATGATATATTTCTTGCCGTCAACAATTTCCCTCTTCCTCCGAGGGACCAGTCACCCGCGCAGTCTTGAACATGGACTGCGCGGGCTTTTTATTTGACGGCTGATCCGAAGACCTGCCAACCCAAAATCCCGAGAAGTATCCACGTCAACAGGTGGGCTCCGCTGCGCGGCCACGGATACGGCTGGCCCGCGACGTAATAGCTCCACATCCCGAAGACAAGTCCGAGAACGTAGAACACCCAAAACCAGATCGATAGCGGCATAGAGAGAACCTCCAAGGTTAGAGTCGCGGGCGGGTGATTCGTTTCTACTTCGCCAGTTGGCCGGCCTTGAATGCGTCGAGCAATGCTCCGCTGAGGCTGTTTACGCGCTCATGCACAACGGCGTGTGCGTACGCTTCTACCTCTTTGAGCTTTATTTCGGTGACGGACAGGCGCTGTTCGTGGAGGGCGATTTCTGTGCGAAATCCGTTTACTGCACGGTGTATGGAATCCTGCACTACCATGCGGATCACCCAGATAAAGACGCCTCCGATAACTGCTAAGGCGGCGCACACTGCGGACACTGCGGGCCAGTCCATGCCGATAGTTTAGTTCATCTTCACGAGCGGGGGCAGTAAATCCAAAACGGGGGTGTCGGCGGGAAGTTCAGTCCATTCGAGGACATTCTCAAGGTAGGCGCTGGTGTCGTTCTCGACGGGTGGCGCCCACGAGGAAATGATCTGCCGCACGGTTTGTCCGGTAGCTATTTGCAGCCAAAGCTGTCGGAATAGCGCTGTTGTGCCCAGCGGGGCGCTAGTGAAGGTGGCAATGTCGTTCGGGTGCTGGGGGACGATTGCGCCTTTCTGTCCCGCGTAACGGATGTCGCCAGGGTTATTGCGGACGACCGGCGTTCCGGTGCGAGCTCCAAACCAACCCTCCTGGGTGGCAATCGCGCATGCCAGCAGCTCAACGGGATGGGTTGGCTTCATTAGTTTTGTCTACTTCCTTTGGGTCGCTTTCCAGTATTTCTTTGTTGTCCAACAGTAGCACCCTCCATGACTCCGTAAGACTTTCTCGGCTGTTTATGAACCTAATAAGGCTGTTGTGCGCTTGCAACATGGAAAACGGTAATGGTTCCTTCATGAGAACCACTCCCAATCCAGGAACCGATCCCACAGCGAGTACTTGCGGGCCTCGATAGCCTTTCGGATGGCTCGTATTTTGTCGGACGGAATGCAGTAAAAGCGACTCATCTAGGCTCCTTGGCTGCTTTAATGGCGGATCGCGCCGTCGATAGCAGATCAAACATCTCGGGCGTCATATGGTATTCCGGTATTTTGTCGTAAGCGGCGACAACCTTGCGAAGTGCCGTAATCAGCAGCGGCTGAACTCGTCGCATTTTGGTGCACTCATCTTGCTCGCGCTCCACTGCGTTAATGTAATCCCCTGAACTCATCGTTTCTCCCTCCAGTATTCCTTAACGGCGGCGTGCCATTCGGCCAAAGCTCCGATTCTTTCATCGTTCCAATGGGTAGAGCGAAAATGATAAACCCGAAAATCAGCCATGATCAACCGCTGGCGCGCTGCTCGAAGCCGTTCAATCATCGCTGCGCCTCATATTCTGCGTTGAGTCGGGCGATTATAGCGTCTTTGTCGATGCCGTACAGCACCCAGAAACGCTTGCCTAGTTTGTGGTGGGCGTGCGGTCCTTCCCGATGATGAAACACGCAGAGGGGAATTGCTTCACTGTCGGGGCACTTCTGAGAAAGCCCGCGCTCGCCAACATGAGCGGCCTCGGCGGTCGATGGAGTGTCCTGACGCTCGCATATCAGGCAGGGCTTTTCTCGAATCCAATCCAAATATTTCGGATTGCGGCCAAGTTTTTTCTTCGTCGCGCTACGCATCGTCGTAGTCACATTCTCCTTCTTCACATTCGCACTCGCAGAGGTCAGCCTCTAGCTCATTCTCATGGTCGTCGATGTCTCAGTGGCAGTGACACGCCTGACCGCATTGTGGGCACGAATGCATTTACTTTGCCTTTTTCCTTTTGGGAGTCGGCATTTTGGCAATTGCTTCAGCCGCAGCGGTAGCGATTACATTTAACTGCCGTTGTGCCGCGAGATACTTTTCACCCATGACGCTTTTCGGCTTACGCTGGGGAGTTTTACCCCAGGGTTTTAGGGTCACCTGGTTCCTTTCATCCGAATGGCCCCGCGAGCCGTGGCTAGAGATGAACCTTGGCCCCGCCGATCATCATGTAGTTTTCGCAGGCGATCTTTTTCAACGACTCGCCCGACTTCAACTTGGCTGCGAGGATATGGACGCCCAAGCTCATTGCACATCTGTCGCTGAGTCATGCCAGCGCGTAACATAACAAGCACTCGCTCCTCTGTTGGAGTTAGCATAAAAGGATTTTTTGGATCTCTTTTACCGCCGCATGCTTGGCTCATGCTGCAATCCTTTTCTTGGGACAATGGGGCTCGTGCTCGCGTTTCGCCTTGGCTCCCAGCATCTTTCCGCACCACCCGCAGGGCGTCAGAACGGCAGGGCGTCCCGGTTTCCGTTTCTTCATGAAAGGATTCTGACATCAATTGCAATACTTGTCAACAAAAGAATTCTTGACAACAATTCAAAACAGGCGCATAATAACTACATGATCTACCACGTACCCGACAACGATGACCGACAGGGCGAAGCCCCTGAGTGCGGTTGCAAGCCCTGCCCACTCTGCGACGGCGAAGGCTCCATCCCACTGCGTGTCTCAGAAGGCAGCGACGGACGCGGCCCAGACTGCCGGGTAGTGCTTGAGTATCAGGACTGCCCGATGTGCAAGGGAAAGGGAACCGTCAGCGATGACTGCTCTATACCGGCGCACTGGGAGGAGGTAACGGCATAATGCAACCCCAAGAACTTGTTCTGAGCCATTCCGATGTTGAACTGGCGACCCAGATGGAGCGGGCGCGGTTCTCCCCGGTGATGAATATTGCGATGGCCGTCGAGCGACGTAGCGCCATCAAGGAAGCCTTTACAAAACTGATGGAGGACGGCCAGGATTACGGCAAGGTCGCGGGCATTGGAAAGCCCACGCTGCTGCAACCGGGCGCACAGAAACTAGATAATCTGTTTGGTCTGGTTCCGCGGTTCCCAATCGAAATGATGCGAATCGAGGAGGACTGGACCGGCAATCAGCACGGCGGCGAACCATTCTTTCGCTACATGGTGGTCTGCCAGCTCATGCGCGGCGAGTTCATCATGGGCGAAGCCATTGGTGAGTGCAACTCCTGGGAGGTCAAATACCGCTACCGCAAGACGGATCGCAAGTGCCCCTCATGCGGAGCTGAGGCGATCATCTTCACCAAAAAAGATAACTGGTGGTGCGCAAAGTTCAAGGACGGCTGCGGCAAGGGATTCAAGAAGGACGATCCCGCAATCACCGGGCAGGAAGTTGGCCGCAAGCCAAACCCGGAAATCTTCGACCAGGTCAACACGCTCCTGAAGATGGCTCAGAAGCGGGCGCACGTATCGGCCACGATCAATGCCACCAGCGCCAGCGAGTTCTTTACGGTGGACATTGAGCCCGAGCAGCAGCAAGCGCCAGAGCCGCCAACGGCTCCTGCAATGCCGCAAACCCCTGAGGAGTGGGAGAAACAAGACCCAGCGCTCACGAACTTCATCGACCGCGTTAGCTTGGGTAAGCCGGCCGCTGAAGAGGTTTACAAGGAAATCATCGAGATGATCGACAAATCGAGCGACACAGAAACCAGCGATAGGGCATGGACTGAAGCCACGCGCACCGTGAACCGCAAAGCTCCTTCGCCGGCCGATGTGGTGAAGCATTTATACAATGTTTGGAAGGGATTGCAGCCACCCCAATGAGGAAGATTGAGCTAATTTGCGATGCCTGCGGTATGGAACTTCCAGAGGGCGGCATTTTTGACAGCATGACCATCTCGCAGGAAGTTGGCGGCGTAACGACCTGGGATCTGTGCGCTAACTGCTCGAAGGCCCTCGCGGAGCAATGCGAGAAGGATATGGCGATCACCAGAGGCCGATGGAATGAGCAATTCATGAAGAAAATGGCCGAGGAAGTCGGGTAAACGTCCCGAATCCAGGAGAATACGAATGACATTCCAGAAGTGCTCACATCCGGGCTGCAAGGAAGGAATCTGCTATACCTGCGATGTGTGCGATAAGCCGTTTTGCCCCGATCATGGATCGGCGGGCGGCGACAGGCAGGTTGAAGACGTTGGAGCGGTCGCGTATCCCAGCCTGTGCTGGCTGCATGGAGGATTTGACGCCGATGCGTAAATACGGCCGCACTGATGGCAACCACAAAGCCATCTTCGACGCCTGGAGAAAAGCAGGAGCATCCGTACTAAGCCTAGCCCCCTTGGGTAATGGCGCACCAGATGCGCTGGTTTGCTGGAAGGCTTGCTTCGATCCTGAATGTGCAGAATGTTGGTGCATGGCCCTTTGCGAGATAAAAGACGGCTCCCGCAAGCCCAGCGAGCAGAGGCTAACCGAAGATGAGGCTGCTTTTCACGCCGCATGGCCTGGTAAGATTCACGTAATTCATTCAATCGATGAGGCTTTGGAGCTTATAAAATGACAAGAATACAGATCGAGATGCTGAAATCTGCTAACGAGTTCCTCTTGGACGCCGAACGCGCCTTGGCCATCAGTCAGGATTACCGCAATGTGGCCAAGCAGAAACTCGACGACCTAATAGAATCTTTCGCAGAACCGACCAAGCGCGGCCGGCCTTCAGGCAGCAAAAACAAAACAGCGCAGAGTGGCACGCTGCCGCTTCAGGAGCAGGCCCCGAAGTGAAAAAGCCACTTTGTGTGGATTTATTTTGTGGTCTTGGAGGCTGGGCGCACGGCTTCCTCGCAGAGGGTTACGACGTTGTAGGGTTCGACATCGAACGGCATCAGTACGGCGATGACAAGTACCCGGCGCAACTTGTATTACAGGACGTTCTAACGCTTCATGGCGAGCAGTTCCGCAATGCGGCGGTTATTGTGGCGTCTCCACCGTGCCAGGCGTACAGCTATCGCGCAATGCCCTGGAAGCGGGCAAAGTCTCTGCCTCCACCGGATAACTCATTGTTTGAAGCGTGCTTTCGAATCGCGGAGGAAGCTGGCGTGCCGCTGGTGGTGGAGAACGTTCGCGGCGCCGAGAAGTGGGTCGGTCCGGCTGCATGGAAGTTCAAGAGCTTTTTCCTTTGGGGAGATGTGCCGGCGCTAATGCCGGTTCCGTCTCAGGGGTTCAAGGGGTTCAAGGGGTTCAAGCGGGAATGGCGGGATTGTGAGGCGAGTCGCAAATGGTCTTCGAAATCCAAAGAGCGAAAAGAGTGGTCCGCACGGATAGCCAAGATACCCTTCCCTCTAGCCCAGCACATTGCAAGGATATTTCACCCATGATCCGTGGCAGCGAATTTCCCAACAGAAAGGACCTGGCGCATATCCCAGCCAGCAAGCTCTATCCCAAGAAACTACGATTGCGGGCGCAGGGGCGGGCTGAGTGCCCTCGGTGCGGCTCGTCCGGGGTGCACGTATCCCCCAACATGTCTGGTAGGGTCTGCGGACTCTGCCTTGGGCAAAGATTCATCGATGCACTGCCCGAACAGAAGGCTCGGCCATCTAGGGGATTTGGCAAAAGTTCGAAGACAAAAGGAGAATTGTGAAAAACAATAACAAAGAACGCGCAGTACTCGTGACGACCGTCCATAAGGGGGTCTTTTTCGGATATGCTTCCGAGACTGGAGGGCAGACAATCAAATTGCGGGCGGCTCGCCTGTGTGTTTCATGGACGAGCGATTTGCGCGGATTTATGGGGCTCGCTTCGCATGGTCCTACCGCCTCTTGCCGGATCGGTCCGGCGGCTGACATCGAAGTTCGAGACATCACCTCAGTTGTCGAGTGCAGCGCCCCTGCTATCGAGAAATGGGAGAAGGCTCCGTGGCAGTAATTTGGGGAAGTATTCCCAGATGGTGTGATGTGTTCTACGGCTACGGCGACGGCTCCGGCGACGGCGACGGCGACGGCGACGGCTACGGCTCCGGCTACGGCTACGGCGACGGCTCCGGCTACGGCTACGGCTCCGGCGACGGCGA